TATGTTTCGCCTTAAGCGACATAAATCACCCCCTTGTAAGTTTTAGTATTTTCTCTATCTGTGCTTTTATGATAGGACCACGGTTCGGCCAGTGGATATAAGGTTCATCTGATTTAGATAAATTGTATAAAAACGGCAATACAATCTTTTCAATATCTTTAAATCTTGCTTTTACATCTTCATTTGATATTTCTTTTGTAATGGTATCTTTTTCAGCGACTATCTGCATAATCTCATTCATCATTGATTTTATATCACCAACATCTGACTTAACTTTAGATAGTTCTATGTTTGTACCTTCTACTACTTTAGGATCAATGCTTGGTGTGTCTGATGGTTTAGATGATACTGGAGTAAAACCCCAATCTTCCGAAGTATCAAACTCTCGCATATAATCTGGTATATCTTTTGCCATTATAATGTTCCTTGTAAATAATTTAATAACAATGATAAAGCAAATAAAAATCCTGCAATACCACCAATTCCTAATATGAATTTAATAATCGTATTTTTTATCTTTGTCATTACTTTTTCCTTCTGCTCGCAATTCTTCTTTTGTTTTTTGCTACTGCTTGTTGTGTTTTAATTTGTTTGATTGATTTCTTGCCATATCTTTCGGCAAGTGGACTTGTAGGATGTGCTTCTGCAATCCTAGATAGATTATCTTTCCAACCTGAATCAGTTTTGATACCTCCTGTACCACTAACTATATTTATTGGTTGCAATACCTGTGAAATATGTTTATTCTTATGCAAATACGATTCCATTTCAGATATAGTCATCATATCGTCATATTCTTTATTAGTTTTCTTATTAAAAAATGTATAAGTTGGCACTATGCAAGTATCCAAATAAGTACGATTACTACTAATACCCAATTTGGTACTGAGCTTTTAATAAACCATTCTTTTACTTTTTTTGTGTCTATTGGTTCTATCATTTTTCCTCCTTCTTCAATTGTGGAATCTTACCTTTCAATATTCTGCCATAGTTCGGCCAACCAAACTTATCAGGAGACTCATCTGTATATCTCCAACGAATAACTCCTGTATCTGGATTTCTTTCGTAAATTTTATCTTTACTCTTTGACTTCGCCATCTTTCAATCCTGCTGTTAATATTTGTTCTTCTAGTTTAGTATATGGTCTAATTTGGTTACCACTTTCTTTTAATTTTTTTTCCTTTAATTTTTTTGCTAAATGAGGTTTGATTCTATTGCCATTATATGCTCTTTTATTTTCAGGTATCTTTTCTACTTTACCACCTTTGTCAATAAAGTCTTTCATCAACTGCTCATCAGCGTGTTCTTTAAAGTCTTCGTCCGTAGGAACACCATACTTATCATTGATTACTTTTATCCATTCGTTATCCATTTTAATCTGCCCAAAAATTTAAATATATCAACCAAGGTACTAATATTGGATATACTATGTGTTCAAAAATCTCATATATTACAGCAAGGGTTAATAGTATTGCCCAAAATTTAGAAGTCTTTGCTTTTTCTGAAAGTTTGGTAAATATTTTAGAGTGCCATAGTCCTATTTTTTTAATTATTGCATCCACGGATTATATCCTTTTTGTTTTGCTGTTTCATCATCTTCACTTTCTATTGTATGTACTTCTGGCACATAATGTTTCATCATATTTTCTACACCTCGTTGTAATGTCATTTTAGACATAGCACAACCTGAACAACTACCTGCCATTAATAATTTTAATACACCTTCATCAAAAGAAATAAACTCTATCTTACCATTGTGTTGAGCAACAGTAGGACCTACTTTTTCTTCCAAAACCCACTTAATATTTTTTACTATCTCTTCCTTGGTTTCATATGATTTAAATTCACCAAGTTTATGTGATTTGATTTGATCCTCTGGTGTATGAATATTAGTAAGTTTATTTTCTTCTAATATTTTAATTGTTTCTTTATTTTTATCCATTTAATTTACTTTATTAAATTTGATACACAACTGTTTCCAAACACCTGTCCAGAACATAGTTGCCCATTTTGATTGTGCCTTACTCATCATTGATTCAGCATTTTTAATCAATTGGTCTTGTCTTCGCTTTGTATAAATCATTTTACTTCTTGTCTATTAATTCACAAGTTATTTCGTCTGCAATTAATCCAGCATTTTTATCATATATCCATACATAAGAATAGTGAACCTGGTCACCTTTTTCTACGCATTTTTTACCAAATGATAATTTTGGATTTGCAACTGTACAACCCATAAGAATAATACTTGTTAATACTATTAATATTTTATTCATTTTTTCCTCTATTTGATTCTACTTCTATATATACTATCACTTTTTGTCCTGTTTGTCAATGATGGTTTCTTCTGGTGGGTACACCTTTATGTTCTGACAAATTGCCTCTAATTTCTTCTCATCCAATACTCTACTGATCTTACAATCATAACCTGTTATTTTAGATAACACAAAGTCATTGGTTGTAGGCATATCATTTGACGCTAAAGCGACATCAACACCTGTTTTTGTAAATGTTATTGTCTTATATGTTTCATATGTACCAGCACTTGTACCAACCCACGCTGGTAATGCCTGACAGGCATTTAACAATAGTAAACTACTTATTAGGATTATTATTCGGGTCATTCCACTCCATTATCTGATCTAGTTTAAGTCTTATCTCGTCTGGATCCAGACCTAGACCTTTAAGTTCTTCTGATCCCATTTTATTAAAAAATTGTTCATAATCTCTATTCGTTAAATCTCTTTTACCTAGTTTTGTAAAAAAGTCTTTATAAATTTTTTGCTTATCTCGGTAGTTTTTCGCTCTAGCTTTTGCGTTAATAGATTCCGTCTGCCAATCTTTTTGCTTTTTCTTTGCCTTATCTTCATCTTCTTTAATTTTTTTCTTTTCATTTACTCTAGTTCTCCATTGCTTTAATGATATATTAGCAGCAATCAATAGTAATACTGCAAGTGGATCAAATACAAATATTAATACTAATATTACAATCCTAACTGCCTTATCAAAATGATCCTTTGCATTTTCACCATATATTAATTCAGCAACATATTTAAGTGGTCCTACATCTGCCTCTATTTTTAATTGTTCTATTTCAATATCACTTTTCTCATTTATAAGTCTAGCAATTTCATCCATTGCAACTCTTATCTCATTATTTAAAAATTCTCTTTCTTCTTTCTGCTTTTTTCTTTCTTTAAGTCCTCTACTAACATATTCTTTTGCTATATAGACATCTAAAGCGGCGTCTAATCTATCAAGTGTATTTTCTGCTCTATCTATAACAATATTCTGTTGTGTTATTTGTTTATCTATTAATGCTATCTGTACTGCATTATTACCTGTTGGTCTGACTTGATCTAGGTGTGCTTTAGATAAAAATCCAAAGATACCCATTGATGTTATGAACACCAATACTATTATTGATGTAAATAGATATGTCTTTAAAAGTTTAGGTACATCTGATCGCCAATTATGATACAACCAAGTGGCAGCAACTAACTTACCTACCTCTAGTGCGGAACCCATTGCAATAATAGGTATAGCAGCACCAGCAAATAATGTTGCCAGTCCTATAATAGAATACCCAGCAGCAATTAAAGATATACTTATCGCCGATATAAAAGTTAATATAGTTAAAACCATTTGATTATTTATTATCTTCTTCCAATTTTCTTATTCTTTTAATCATACGAATGACTCTTTTGTCATAATCTGGTGTTGTTGAAAACTTATCTAAAGTTTTGATTAAAACGATAGAATCTAATTGTCTATTTTGATCTATCATTGATTGTCTTTTCTTTCTAAATTCTTCATAAGCAGGATGTGTATTTAATATTCTAATATATTCTTTTACACTATCACATTTACTAGCAAATACTTTAACACCCCAACCTGGCCACTTTTCTACACCCATTAGTAATAGATGTGGTTCTGTTTCTGTCCAAGTTCTAATACCGAATAAATTATTTCCTTTGGTAGCAAATCTACTCTTACCCCAACCAGACTCTAGTGCGGCCTGACCTATAATCATTTCATAAGGTACTCTAAACTTTTTAGGTGTTGTGAAATTTACATAGTCAATACATTTGTGCATTGCTCTTACAAATTGAATATCATTGATATATGAAAATTCAGGTTCTCTTAAATCTAAATCTTGTATTTTTTGTAAATAAAATTCTTCTGTTTGTTGAGTTACATTTTTAATAGCAATGTTATTAGGTTTAAATGTACCATATCCAAACGCAATAGCACATATAATAATTAAACCAAATATTATTTTGGTATAAAACCAAGACTTGTCTATAATTTTTTTAGTATTAATTTTTTGTCGCATAATAATCATATCCTATCCACTCTCTACCTTCGTGGTCTTTAAATGATTCTAGTTTTGATTGATAAAAAGTTAATTGTGGTTTAAGTTTTTCTACTTTCTTAAATATAACTTCTGCTTGTTTAAATGTATAATTATCGTAAATATCTTTTGCCCATTGACCTGTATAATATAATTTACTTGTGCCTGATAAATTAGATGGTTTTATAAGTTGACCTAATTGTATCAATGCCTCACCTACTCTACCTTTAATATAAGGATCCAATTCTTTCACTTTTCTACCCATAATATAACTTTCTTTTATTATATATCTATACCGATTCTATTTAACTTCGGTCTAAAACTATAAAATAATCTGTTATGGTTACCTGTATCACCTGCATAATTCATTTGATAAAGATGTACCATTTCGTGTGCTAATGTGTCCACAAATTCTTTTTTATTTCTGTAATATGGCAACATTTCTAAATGAAATTGACAAGTACCCTTGCCTTTCCATTCCCATTGTACAACTTGTCCAACACATTTATTAATATTTTTGAGTTGTATATCGTTGAATGGTGTTAGTATATTTTTAAAGATGGACCTATTAATGATTTTAAAATACTTCTTAATATCTTTATAAGTTGTTTTGTATTGCCTATTGCTTACCAAATCTCGTTTGAGAATCTTCTTAACTCTCATATTTTTGGTTTTGGTTTTTGTTTTTAATTTTGACATCTTTGTAAATTTGAATAACTCCCATTACTATACCTGCAAGGATTATAGTTCTTAATTCAATAGGCGCTGACCAAAATATTTCAAATATTTCAATCATACTAACTACAATCTTTGTCTTTTATTTTAGAGTCTTTAAGCAATAAACATTTGTGTTGTTTATCTAACTCTAATCTCAAATCTGTCATAACTCTATCCATAATTAAAGGTAATGCTGCTTCTAAAAGTGGTATCACTTCTAAAGCAAGATTCTTCATAATATGCTCAAGTTCAGTTTCAATAATCTTCATCTGGTCTATATCAGTACCTTTTACAGTTTCAACTATAATGTGACCAGTTGTAGTAGTTATCCTATCATCTGCCTTAACTGCATTAAATATTGCCCAAGACCATATATAGGTAAATACTAAAAATATAATAAAAAATTGTTTTCTCATAATGTTATTTTTCCTTTCAATTCAATCTTTATACTATTTATTATATACTAATTGACAAGAAAGTCAAGCGATAATAAGTGTTGATTTTAAAGGGTTTTTAGGGTGTTCTAATGAGAACAAAACGTGAACACCCTTGAAAAATATGTGTATTATTTGTTGATTCTAACAAAATCGTCATTCCAACCAAAGGTTTCTTTAACCATTTGTGCGGTTAAACCTTTGTAAATGTTATTAAGATTTTTATTCTTAATTGCCATTAGGACTTCAGCGTCCTTCTCGTGTAATCCTTCTAACATCTGAATAAACATAGTTTCTTTTTTCAACTTGTTTATTGTGTTATTACCACCCACGACAAAGTGATATAATTTTCTTGCTTCCATAGCAAGACTATTATGTTCCGTGCCAACAGGTGCCTCATTTTTAATATAAGGTGGATTACCTTCTGGTAAATCAAATTTGATTTTAGGATCAAAGGCAGCTTTTAGTAATTGCCTCATTGGTTTGTTATCGTATTTTTTTAAAATAGCGATCTTTTTAGGTTTGTCTTTAGCATTATTAATCTGTGTAAAGATTTCGTCTGCTGTAGGAGCACTTGATCCTGAGGTGCTCATCTGTATATCTCTTGCGGTTGTTATAGCCATAATTTACTCCATTTCAAAAGTCATTAATTTTATCTATCAAAGACTTCAATTTTTTATCTATAAAATAAGGCAACAGGAGCGACCTGTCTTTTACTTTATAGTTCTTATATGTATTTATAATGTTAGTTTCTATCGTTTTTGGTATTTGTGATAGGTCTATTAGTTTCTTATTTCTATTGTAGTGTTTTCTTGTTTCTGACCCTAAAGGTATGTTATCTACATTACACCATTCCTCTAGTTGTTTTGCTTTTATAGGTTTCTGTCTTTCACCTCTAACAAATACCTCATCATCACTTAATATATTAGGAACACCATCTGATCTATCACCTTTGATAATCTGTTCTTTTAAAAACCTAACGGCATCCTCTTGCTCACCTATAAAACCTTTTAACAATGGTGACCATTGGTAGACATCACCATAATGTTGTAGTTGTATGAAATCTTTATCACCAGATATGATTAAATACTTGTCTTCTTCTCTTAAACTAACAATCGTAGCAATTATATCATCTGCCTCAGCATTTTCTACATACATTATTTTGTATGGAAAGTTATCTCTAACTTCATTTCTAATTTCTGTTAGTATTTTAAATATGTTCTCCCAATCAAATGGACCATCTTGTCTTTGTAATTTTCTATTGTGTTTGTATCTAGGAAAGAAGTCTTTACGCCAAGGATCCTTTGCGTCAGCACATAAAACCATTTCACCCCATTCTTGTGAGTGCTTTACTTTGAAACCTCTTAATGAGTTTAGTACCATATACCTAATCATTTCTCTATTAGGTTTAACATCACCTTTGCCTCTAACTTGTGCCATAAGGTTTGATATTAACACCTGATTGAGGTCAACTAGGATCATAGGTACTTCTTTTTATCAACTTTTACTACTTGTGCCATAAATCTCTCAATGATTCTTGTACTGTTGTTAATTTTTCTTTTTTCTTAATTGATTTACTTCCTATATGTAAAGCAATTCCAAAACCTATTATGGTTAATAAACATCCAATCACTCCTAATCCTATTAGTTGATGATCCATATTAATTAATCGTTTTCTATTATTTTCTTTTTCATAATTCTATTTAGCGGCAAAGGCGGGAGCTTCCCGCCTTGTACCTAGTTTTTATTATGCTGAATAAGCGACTTGCTTACCAAACACTTTGTTCATACCAGCGATCAAAATTGCTTTTGAAGGTGTACCAACTCTATAAGAAACTCCGTTAGTTGATCTATTTTCATAAATCATAACTCCTTCATTTCTTAATTTTCCAACCATAGCGGCTGGAGATTTAAGATCAAATCTGTTTCTTAGCGTTTGCCAAGTAACATCAACACCTGTATTGAACAGGTTTCTGATCCTAGTAGTTTTTGAAGTTTTAGCATTTGCCATATCTTCATCTCCTTTTTCCTCTTTGTGAGGTTTATTATTAAAAAAATTAAACATCTGTGTTTAATCCTCTCTTTCCGTCAATTTTACAACCAGACACGGCGATTGCTTGTGTGCAATTCTTTTTAGTCATCTAAATCTCCATCGGGTTCAAAAAACCCTGCTGTATCATTTAGATCCTTTAATTCTTTTTTAACATCTCCAGAAATAGGTTTTGTTTTTTTAGGTTTCTCAACTACTTCTGAATAATCTATTTTTGCTGACATTACACCTGCTCTATTGGCTGTCACCTTAACCATTTTATCTGATAATTTTTGAGCAGGATGGTTTACTCCAAAATCTCTATAAATCAAACCACGCAACATATCTACTAATAATGCTAAATCTTTTGTGAAATTTGGTAGTTGTGTTTTCATTGCTAAATTTACAAATTGTTTTAATAATCCCATACTAATATCATCAACGGCAGTTTCAACAAATCTTTTAGTTTGTTGATCTTGGAATGCTTTTGCAACCTTCTCACCCATTTTCCTTTTCTGTTCATTAAGTTCTTTAGTTCTTTGATGTATAATTCTATTTGTTGGAAATTGGATAATTTTATCTTTGTCTTTATCTTTTGCCATACTACTACTGGACTTCACCTTTGTAATTCACTTTCCCTTGTAGTTCAAAATGTTCTACAAGTTGATTATATCCACCAATTAACTTATCATCTATTTTAATTTGTGGCATTTGTCTAACATTTTTTCCAATGTCTTCTAACATCTTCTCAACTGATTCAAATTCTTCTAATTTTTTTTCTGTGTAGTCAAGGCGAAGTTTATCTAATAAACCTTTCGCCTTGGTACAATATTGACAGTTATTTTTACTGTAAATTACTATTGTCATTGTCATTACCTACAAGTTTTTCATAGGCGATATTCGCCTTTGTCTTTAGATTATAGGCGTCAACCGCTTCTGCAATAGTGAAATTGTACATTTTATTGTACTCACCCATTGGAAGTCTTAACCCGATCCAAGCACGATAATATCCATTCTTTGTTAAGGTTACATCCTGTTCAAAGATTTCATATCCTCTTACTACGGTATCTTTTATGACATTAACCAGAACAGATTCAACTTCTGATACAATAGTTTTCGTTTCCGTCTTACCAAGTTCAGTTATAAATTGTTTTGATTCTTTGTTCATCTCACCTTTAATAATGTCGGCAAGTTCCGCTTTTGCAAGCATTTTTGCCTTCTCTATTGCAAGGTTTAAGTCTGGCGATACTGCTGTTGCTACTCCGTAGATACAGACTTTATCTTTGTCTTTTCCAAAGATTTTTCTATCACACGCCTTTGATTCGTTAATGTCTGCCATATACCACTTTGGTACTTTGTCAACGACACTACCTTTTTCCGACTTGATGTTATAATTGCCACCAGCACAATTGGTCAGCATTGCTGACAGTATTATTGCTGATAACACTTTTATTGTCTTATTCATATACTTTTACACACTCCTTTTCATATTATATACCATCTGTTGTAATTTGTCAAGCGCCACTTCAACATAGTCAAGCATATCAGCAAGACCTATATTGGTTTGAGTTACAATAATGGCAAAGAGTCCTATTATGATTATAGTTTTAATCATTAATTTACCTCCCATTCACCGTTCTTATTCATACACACTTTTCCGAACGACTTAAAAGCGTGATTCGGCCGACTATAATATCGGCAGTATTCAGGAGTATTAATATCTCGGTAGTAAAATTCAGCAAATAGTTCCCAATAACTTGGTCCATCAAACTTCTTTCTACCATCGGCACACTCCAAAATTTCTTCTTTAACAATAGTATTACCTTTTTGTTTAATAACAATTTTAACATAGCAATATTGTCCATCAACTTTTTCAGGTTCTATTGTTTTAATCTTATCGTAATAAACTCCATTGTCAGTTTTTTCTAATTTTTCTAATATCTCGGTTACTTTATCATAATTAATTGTATCAATATCACCTTCAACTGATACTACTTTTATATTTTTTTCAAATGCCTTTTTATTTAAATCACAATCTACACAACCCCAAGCAACTTCCATACATAATAGTACAGTAATCATTATTAAAGTAGCATACATTATTACTTTATATTT